ATATGTTGGCAGCTGGGAAAGTTAGATCACCGCTATGCAGCAATGCAATATCCATGAAAGTATTTTGTGTAGGAGGTTCTACTGCGAAAGTTAAAGCAGCAGATTGATTGCTGAAGGATGCTTTATTCAATACAAACATTAACTGTTGATTTTGAACAGGTGTCCAAGCAGAAGCATTTTGAGACTTGAATAGAGCACCAACCCATGGACTCTGGGAAACCAGACGTGTGCTATTAACAACAGTTTGACCTAGTTGAGCAATCCAAACTTGATAATCTGGTGATTCAGAATAAACAACCAAACCATATTCACTACCTGGAGAAAGAAATACTGGATCTGGGAAACTGAATTTGGTATAGGTAGATGAATTTGCAGAATCAGGGAACGTGGTCACTCCATCTGTAGTCTTAACATCTTCCCAGCGAACCGTGGTCTGTGCTCTCATTTTTGTTGTTGGGAATCCATTGTTAGTTTCTACGATGTATACGCTAATAGGAAAATGTGTTGCATTGCCAGTTGGTTTTGCTTGTAAAAATAGATCTATAGATGTGCAGAAAATACCATAGTCAGTCTTTTGGCTATTTGGCTTTGGAGTGAAGAATGTTTGTACCAGAGGATCTGCTGATGCCTGTGGATCATTACTTATCTGAGTTAGTGCTCTTGATGTTGGATCAGTAGGACTTGTCGTTGTGCTGCTGCCCGCTGACAATGGTGGAGGAGGAGCAACAACCGGAGTTCTCTTAGAATCACTTGTTGGTCCTGTACCTGATGCTTCGTATGTAGCCAATGCGCGCATAGACGCGGCATTATCAGTGTGAGAAATACCATCATTGATAGTTACTAAACGACTACCAGATTGAAATTTAGCATTATCGTCTTCAGGAATACGGAAAATGCTAGTAGCAATACCAATATCATCTACTTGAACTTGACCAATTGAATAATAAGAATTACCAAAATGACCAACCCAAGAAGTATTCAGAGTAACAACATGAGTACCAGTATCAACTGATATAATTTTTGCTAATTGACCAATACCATACCCACCAGAAAGATATATATTTTGATTGACCATGTTTGCATTAGCTTTACCAGACAATTGAATCTGATTGCCAGCGCCAGAAATTCTTGTGATGACACCATGATTGTGAAGATAATTGGCATTTAAAAAGTTCTTTGCGGTATTAGCAACGGAAATAATTCTCCCACCAATAGGAAATTTATCACCAAATACGAAATTGACGACATTAGCTCTATTAGTAGAACCAACTTTAAATATGACATTACTTATTGATGTATTGGAGAACGTTCCATGAGAAACATCAAGAGCCAATCCACCATTTGCAGAATCCCAATACACCACACGCGCCATAGATGTATTAGAATATAAATTTGGAGAGTTGTTAGACATATAAACAACATCACCAACAGCATAATCAGATGATGCGAATGAGTTTGAGCCATTCGGACCAAATGGCTGAACATTCATACACAGATAATTTTCGTCAATGTGGAGAATAGTTCCTTGCGAATTCTCACATACTACACCATATGCGTGAGTATTAACACAATAGACACCTTCTTGGTGTGTGAAGAGATTTGCTGCGGCGCCAGAAGAAATATGTAAAAATGACGCTGGTTGAACATATGCATTAATTGCTACTTGGTCAAACCAATAGTTTGCATAAGCGTAAGGACGTAGATTAAATCCTCTAATATACATCGGCAATGATCTGATATAAGGCACTACTGATCGATCAACCAAATAGTTGCCAACAGTTGTAAAAATAGGTGAAATTTTCGACATGTTATCCTATATCCTTATTTAATTACCATAGTCCTAAGTCACGCAGATCATATCCAACTGGTGATGTTAGATTTCCTGCACCCTGAATATTCACAGCTGTACCTTGTGATAACTTAGCTCCTGGAGACAACTGAATAGACGTACCAAGATTTGGCAGTGGAGTTATCTGAGACACCGTATCCTGTCCACTAATAGATCTACCATACCAATTTTTTACAGGGTTCACTAAACCATATCCAGCACTATTTCTACCAATACGAACCCAACCAGCTCTACCATATCCACCCGGATAAGCCCAATATTCCTCATAGACATCATAGTCATCTAGAGTACTTACAACAACTGGTTCTGGAGGAGTTGGTTCTTGTACAGGAATTGTTGGCGCTGCCGGTGGCGCTGGCACTGGTGGTCTCTCAATTGGTGTTTCTGGTGGTAAAGTAACAATTGGGGGCATTGGACTGAAGCCAGGATCTGTTTCTGGTGTTAGTTTGCAATGTCCTTTGAATTGTCCAAATAAGAAAGGCTGAACACTAATATATGTAGTTGCAGTATTAGAAGTTATTGCGGGAGTTTCTGTGAATGCAAGACAATACGTCTTATCATTCTTCACATAAGATCCGCCAGCAGATGATTGAAATTTTGTTTCAAATGTTTGCTGGAATTTATAGGCAGACAGAGAACCTTGAGACAAGAAGCAACGTAGGTCACGATTTTTATTATCAGCAATGGTAAATCCACCGAAGTCATCAGCAATAATTCCATACTGATCTTTTGCAGTAACATTATCATTATATAGAATCTTTTCATTTGTAGCTTGAGACTCCAACACGCTCAGAGAAGAATAATATTCTAATTGTTGAATGCGCTTGTCAAGAGCACCAATATCGCGCATAGTATAGCGTTTATTCTCAACATATTTAATTCCAATTTCTTTAGGATTGGAAGTATAAGCTGGGAGTGTAATGACATACAGTGTCATTGAGTCGTCATTATCAGCAGGAGGAGTTGGATATTGAGCAGGAGTACCCTGTTTGATACGGAAGTTCTTGTCCTTGCTTAATAACAACTTATCAATACGTGGCAAATAGAATTGAAAACTCAATGTCATTGAGTGATCCGGTTGCGGAATCTTTAAACCACTTAAATTAAATGTATTGACATTTGCAGAAGAACCAATTGTGCGGGTTGGTCTAAAGTCAATAGAATCTCTTAGAGAGAATGTTCCAAACTTTGGAGAGTTATAGTATGGAATTTGCCCATTCGTATATGCAAGACCAGAATATGAATCGGCATCAAAGAATCCAACGACAGCATCATGATTGTAGTATTGAAGCATGACCACAGTCTGTCCTCTCGGAACGGCAGCACCTGCTTTTAGAACAAGAGATGCATGATCATAGTAGTTATCACGCTGACCAGAGTTGACATAATAGTTTGATGTAATATCAAGTAGCACATTTGCTACATTAGGAGCAAATGCGGTATTACCAGAATCATAAACTTTAATTAGATTGAAAACGTCTGCAACATATAGAGACTGATTAGCACCAGGAGCCATTGCCATTGCGGTATTACTTGTGAACCAAACCATCCCATTTGCAGAATCAATAAAGACCGTTGGGGCAGGAGTAGTTCCAATAACTGCGGTTCCGTTAGTATATCTATCCGTGCTTAATAGGACAGTGTTAGAAGCATTTCCTCTAATATCTTTTGTTCTACGTGCTACTGACGCCGCAGCGGCATTAGTAACTTGAACCGTGAAAATGACGTCACCAATAAAGGCAGCACTAGAACCAGTTACCAAAGTCATATGAGTGCTATCAATTTGATTAACACCATTACCAGCGGCAACTGAACCACGATTGAAATTGATAATCTCACCATTAGCGCGGTTAGAGCTTTGCTTATCACGAACAATAATCAACACATTAGTGTTTGCTGTATTATCTGGTAGGAATGCATTGGTGAATCCATAAGGAATGGTCTCACCAGTTCCCAATCCAGAACCGCTAGTGATGGATAAATTACCTGATGTGAAAGTCTGTGACCATAGATTCTTTCTATGGTAGAAATTTGCATTGGTAATAGTGTTTTGAGCAACATAGTTCTGTGGCAAAGGGAAAATCAATCTATTAAATTGTGTATCCGTCAATACCGTATTACCACGCACGTCTCGTCCACTGGCAGAAATATCCATAGCAGTATAAAGCGCAGAAGTTGCGTTCTGCATATAATACACATTAGCAGCGAATGTTGTAGGAGGATAGGTCAAAGCCTGTGTGTCTTTAATACCCCAATTTAAAGTGATATTAGAAGTTGCATTAGCATTTACAGATAGTGGACGATCTAGGAATGCAACTTTTGTAGCAGCGCCAGTATAATTGATAATAGTTCTGCTATCAATGATGCCTGCTGTATTGACAGAGACCGCGACATTTAGATATGCATTAACTGTCGTGGAGAAGTTGACTGGCATGGTAATTGAGTTAGCATTACCTGCCGTAGAGATAAATGTATTTGGAGTAATATTGATTTCAGTTACATAGGCATAAAAAGATCCTAGTCCTAGATATTCAATATCACGAACACGAGAAGTTCCTACCTTAGTTGCATTATACACATTGACATTCAGAGTATTCGCATTGGCAGTCTGGACGCAATGTAAATCTGCCTGCTGATAGTTTGTGATATCAAAGATACCTGTAGCATTACCACCAAAAACATTTGCTACCGTTAGGATATTACCAAATTCAAGAGACATACCATAATCAGTAATTGTATTTGTAGATCGTGCTTTTGGTGAGAATATCTTTTGTGTACCAACAGTTTCAAACTCAAATCCCTTGACATATGCCTTACCTGGATCAATGACAAGTGTGTATTGTGCAGAATTGGCTGGATCAGAAGCAGGAGTGATGATGAACGGACGTACAGTGAAATCGCCTGCCTGATCAAAGGTACGACGCGCAAGAGTTTTATCTAGATCGGCATAAATTGGATAGTCTACTTGTTTGGTTATTAATCCATTTTCTACACGCATTAATTCATAGAAGGCACTATCATCAATAGAAGATACAAGTCTCTTAGCAAGATTTAATTTATACTGATAGCGAGTGGCACCAGGAGCTTGATAGTTAAAACTTCCCTGAGCTGGATCAAGGAGTCTGGTATCAGAAACTTCATCAACAATTGATTCTGAAATTTCTAGACCAACACGATAGGTTGGTTTTGTGGTAGTAGAATCTAAGACAATGGTTTGCGGAGAAACCTTGACAAAGAATCCACCACTATAGAAAATACCCTCATTAATACTAGCTGAAGCCGCGCCGACACTTGCATTAGAAGTAACAAGTTGAGCTTGTGTTTGAAGACCAGAAGCAACTTGAATAACATCACCATTAGCAAATTTATTACCAGTTAGATACTTAACAATGATTGTGGGATATGTTCCTGTTGTATCTGTAGCGATAACAACTGCTTTTACAGTAGTTGAACCAGAGGCATTGATAATTAAAGTACCATTACCACCAACAAGGAAATCTGACAGATTTATGTCTACATTAGCATATTGTTGTTGAAGAGATATAGCAACAACACTTGTATCCAAAGAGATATGACCACCAAAAACCGGAGATCCATCCTGAAAAATGTGATTGCCGAATGCTTTGATCTGATTCTGTAAAATAGACTGTAGTTGAGTCAGTTCACGCGCCTGAACTGCTTTACCAGGTCTAAACAGAATACGCATATAGTTGTTGTCTTGAGCACCACCACTGGTTGCAAAGTCATCATAATACGGAGCGACATCGAACGACAGAGCCATTATGAATTCTCCATATTAGAAAGATCGTTAAATCCACTCATGAGTTTTGAAATTGTGTGATGTAGGTGTTTCATTCTTACCTTAGAACTGAATTATGATTCTGATATTTTCTGATTGACTTGGAGAACGAGTTACTGACGCTCTGTTTTCCATAAAAAGTAAATCGCCTGAAGTTAATTTTATAGCTGGAGTGGATAATGAAAATGCTGTTGTTGCCCCATATGGTGATGCATTTGAGCTAGTTGTTCCATATAGTGAAGTAAGTGCTGCAAATGTCCCATTCAAGTTATTTAGGTGTAATTGATTGGTACTTGGATCAAACCACACAACATTTGCTGTGAATGTTGCATTAGCATACAACCCTGTTGAGCTTTGGTAAGCTAGATCTCCCATAGCAAATGGTATATTTGAAGAAACCGAAGCAGAAGAACTCATTTCATAATTGGTTGCATTTGCTGCCGCGCCATTTGCCAGCAGCGGTTTTTGAATCAAAGTAATTTGTCTGTATTTGAAGAAATTTCCCAAAGAATCTACTGTCGGGATAGTACCACTCTCTGTTCCTGTGATAGTAATAGAGAACATGGCTGTTGTCGCACCCAGTTCAAGAGCAACATTAGATGCCCAGCCGCCCGAAGGACCAATTACCATATAGAGATTCGCATTAGCGCCAGTTGTTCCAACATTTGCTGTGATATTGCCTTTGGTATATCCAGAACCACCATTAAGCATGTTTATACCATAGATAGTGCCATTGGCATCTACCTGTGCCGTGAGATTCGCTCCAGTACCATCACCACTCACATTGAGAATGGCAGCAGAGAGCGTTGCTGCAGTATTATTATATCCAGTGCCACCATTGAATATTCTGACAAAATCTAGTCTACCATCAACCGCAGCAATTGCAGCATTGTCATCTTGTGTAACAGGCATCCAATCTGAAGTTAGGAAATTCTGTTTCATTCCACCAGACATCGTGTAGAGATACTTCCACTTATATGAATCTGCAGTGATAATATATGGGTCAGACGGCAATTGTCCACCGATGCCGATCTTTGGCATATCAGTAGATAGAGATTCACTATTATTATCTAGACAGACAAATACTTGATCATATGAATTGCGAACATAGAAATTCTTAGCATAGTTCGGTGCGTAATTTACTGTCTTTTGGGGAGTGTTGGATGTAAATGTTCCTGAGAAAGCTAGATTGGTGGTAATCACTGTATTGCTAACAACATTTATAACTTCTCTTAATTGAGAAAGAATATTGATACCGTCTCCGGGAAGAGTGATCAGACTATTATTTGCAAAATCAAGTAGGAATGTTGTATTGACACCAACAACATTCGAGGTATTTGTTAGAGTAACCTGACCATTGGCATTAATGGTGCTTGTAGAACTGTACATCTCAACATTCTGAGAGAACTGATCGTATTTTGTATTGGCAACCCAATCTTTACGACGAATAACAAGACTTGTATTAGTTAGAAAGAGTTTTTTAATAGCAATCAAATCTCTACGAACCTGATTCTCATATTCAATGCTCTGAACAGGAGTTTCAACAAGAGTGTCATTTGCTGCCCAAGCAGCATTTCTTCCGATACCAAGATATGTACTTTCGTTGTCCTCTGTAGTCAAATCGGCAAGCATGTCCGCAGCTAATCTCACCCTCTGTTGGATGGTTAGTGTGCTCATTGTTGATAAAACTGCAGGCATATATCTACTCCGTGATTACTCTTATTTAGGAGCTTGTACGATTGTGTAACTAGCACCATTCATGCTTGGGAAAACAGACAGCATTATATTAGAAACATTCACTTGGAATATCGTATTTACAGACAGACTATTCTGAGCCACAACCTGTACAAGTGACAATTGAATATTTCCATTGACATTCAATTGAACAAGATCATTCACTGCAATATTACCCAGTACATTGGTACTTACTATGACATTTGATGTGTTAGTAACGTTTGCTGGATTCGTGAAGATGAAATTGGTATTGGCATCCAAATACGCAATATTGCCATTGCCAATACCAGTGATAGTCTTGGTATGTAGTCTGCGGCTTGAATCGGTAGTATTGAAGACAACCATATCACCAACATTACCAACAGATCCAAATGAATTCTGTGTACCAAACATTGTATGTAAACCATAATATTGGTTTGGTGTAATTGAATTTCCGGTGTTAGTATCTAATTGAGGACCCCAAAGATAAATCATATTAGATGAATTTCCTGCATATGTAGGATAACTCAATGAAGCACTAGTTGTAGCAAAACTTACTCCGAAACGAAGTTGTGTATTTGAACCCAAAGTAACCGTTGTTGCCAAACGATGCCAACCATTTGAATTAGCAACAGGAGTGATGGACCAACCACGTTGCCTTGACTGAGTGCCAGTGTTACTATTGGCAAGAAACGTCATAGGACTTGCTGCAGTATTGAATGTAGTTACCGCTGCATTATCATTACCACCAGTTATATCTGAAATTATTGAGAGAAACTGATTTGCACCATTAGAACTACCAAACTTAGCATATATTGAGAATGTTACATTTGCGTTAGCTACTTGTTGCCCAACTGGATTTTCAGCTCCCACCCAATCGTGAGATAGTCCATAAAATGCTAATGGAGAAGTATTCTCAGTCATTCTAACAACATTTGAAGTTGATCCATCAGGAGCTAATATTCCTGTAGGAGAATTAACTATTAGAGTATTAGCAGCAGTGCGTATCCAATATGTGCTATTTGATAGTGGCTTCATAGTTGTTAGCGGTGTGTTACCAGCATTCAATATAGAATACCAACCATTACCATTTCCAGTATTAGAAAAGTATTGCCCATCAACGCCAATATTTCCAGCAGCATTTGTAGAAATACTAATATTACTAACGGCGTTGAGTGAGATATTCTCATCAGCAATGATAGAATATTGCCCCAACATATCCATTCCTGGCGGATGAATTAATTGCATCAAAGTGTTCTTGTATTCTGACAATGCCTTTTCTACAACAATGACATAAGAATAGTTGTGATATTTATCTGAGTCTTGAAGATACATATCTGAACTTGGCATTCCATCTGTGTTCAAATAGAATCCTGGGAATTTAATTAAACCATTCAAGAAAATTGCAGTAGCCTTTGCTTTACCATCACCATAGGTTTTGACGTTTCCAGTAGCAGAAATGTTAACTCTAGCATTAAGCGTTGTAGCAACAAGATTAGCAAAGACATTTAGTGCTCCCTGATAGTCGTATAATCTAAGAACACCTGAAGTCACATTATAGGAGTCAATGTATGCGCTATAACTTGCCGCATTTATACTAGCTCCTTGATATAGTTTAGTGTCTACAACAAATGAAGTATTTGCTGGCAATGTATTAATAATGACATCTTGTATTCTTAGAGATATATTTGGAGTTGAAATATAATCAAATCCACGACTTGTGATTCTGAAATCACTAATCAAACCAATTTTGTCGACGGCAATATTGAATTGTGCACCTTGACCAAATCCATACGCTGTTAGAACAGCATTAGACCCGGCTGAGGAATTAGAAACATTTGTACTATTAGCAATAATTAAATTTATAGGAAGTTGAATATATCCTTCCCCTCTATTAGTGATCGTAACACTGCTGATAACGTTTGCTGTTGTTTGGAATGTGAAAGTAGCATTATATCCAATGGCTGATGGTACTACAATTGTATCAGTCACATTGCTATATCCTGTTCCACCGGAACCAATAACCACATTACAAACATATCCAAGCTCAGAAATATAGCTCAATACATTAGCTAGCAATGCAGTATTGCCAGTGTTAGCAGTGTCAGTAGTGTAATCTGAATAATAGAATGTTGAGAGATTTAGAGTAGGTACTGCTGTATATCCACCACCGCCATTGATGACATTCATTGATGTGATTGCAGCAAACTGAACATTTGCAAATGAAAATGCATTTTGTAGAGGAGTATTGGCATTAGAAAATGCCAAATTTAAGAATGCGTAGTCTGCAGCACTAATAGTTGAATTTTGTTTATATATGATTGCATCAGTATTCAATAATAGAAATATAGAATTTGTAGAATCAAATGCTTGCACAATAACATTTGCGCCTGCTCCAGTGTTATCAGCTGGATCATTTACGACTCTTGATATTGTGTTCGGAAACACACGATAGCCACAACCACCATATTGGACAGTAACTCCAGTGATAGATCCAGAAGTTACATTTCCGACAAATGCCGTTGCTTTACGTGCCTGAACATCGCCTGAAGCAAGACCACCAGTAATAACAACAGGATCACCAAGATATGTGAAATTTCCACCAGAATCCTTAACATACCCTGTGTATTTTGTTCCACGATTATTAGGATCAATCTTTATGTCAGACAAAGCAGCAATAATCTTTTGACTGAATAATTGAGAACTACCATTGGCTGTAGTATAAGTTATATTCAAATTTTCTAATTGAGCAAATGCTTGAGTAACACCAGACACAATTAATTCTATTAGGGTGATACCAAGATCTGAATCAACCGTCTTACTGGCTGATTCAATAACACAATAAGTATTAGAAATAGAACCAACTCCAAATCTACCAACGAGTTGATTCACATCAAAATTCAATGTTTCGGCATCAAGAACCACGCGTAAAGCTTGTGGTTGAGTCCATTTACCATCAGAAGTTTTTAGAATATTGTCTTTTGGAAAATAGATACTGGCTTCTTTATTGTAAAGCACGCGAAATAAGAACTGAAGGGATTCTACACTTCCTTTCTTTTGGTAGAAATCTCTTGCTGCTTTTAGAAGCTTCTTCTCATCCAATGCTGTTGAATTTGGGAAATATGGTAGAAAGTCATTAATGTAATATTGAATAAAGGCATCTGTAGTACGGTCTATGTCTTTATATGAGAGAAGTTTCTTAGATTCTCCAATGATGGCAGAATTGTTGCTTGTCTCCATCCATTGATAATATGCTTTGAGAAACGCACCAAAGCGAGGATTATCTTCCCTAATAAATTGAGGAAGCTGACTATCAATGAAAGTTGATACAGTGTTAGTGATCGGCTCAGTCATATTAATTGTTTATATTTGTTAGTGCAACAGTGATTGCATTGATGTCATTAGGATCAATCGTTAGAATATTTGCTTTTGAAGAAGCAAATGATAGAACATCAGGTTGAATAATGAGCTTCAAGATACCGTATTGACTAGAGATTGCCGTTGGAGTAAAGTCTGTTAAAACAATTATACCACTTGTATAGTCTATGGACCCGGCAGCAGCATCTATAATAGTCTTATTGTTGTTACCATCATAATAATATGTTCTCAATATTCCAGTACGTCCGTGTAGACCTGCAACGAAGGTTGCTCCAGAGCCGCCACCACCTGTTGCTTTGATTGTTGCTGTCGTGTATTCAGAACCTGGCTTATCAATAACAATAGAAGACACTTTACCATTTACAATAATAGCATAAGCATTTGCACCTATACCATCTCCAGTAATTGTTAGAGCAGGAGCGGTAATGTAACCTGTGCCAGATGTTGCAATTTTCACTTCTTCTAGTCCAGAGAAGCTTTCTGGAGTCTCTTCAATAAAGGCTGAACGAGTAACACCGCCATTATCCAGAATACTAAATGATGGAGTGCTATAGAGTTTATCTGTTGTAGTTCCACGCTTCAGAGGAATTCCATATGTTAGGGTATATGTTTGTGATGAAGTAATACTAGGAACAAATTGTTTTTCTATGAAAACACTTGCAGTAGAAGATAGAATAGAAGCTTCTGAATCGTCTACTGATCTTAAAAGTCGTGACAAACGGAATTCTGAATTGAAAGTGTTTAGATTTAAATTAGCATGGTTATTCACGGCAGAAGAAATCAGAGTCTTGATTTCTCCTTCAGATCTCGTTGTCTGCTTTGAATCGTATTCAGCATTTATAGATAGAAGAATATAATTATAATCTACGTCTACAAATTCTGGAGTAACCGTTAGAACTGAAATTGGTTTGATTATATTGTTAATGATATATAGTTTTTGAGATTCTGTTACAGCATAACCATTCTTTGGTTTGCCAGAAATAAAGACCTTGCCATAAACTGGTGGAAGTTCTTCTTCTCCACCCCAAATAGTCACTGCATCAAAATATGGATACTTCTGATTGATCAAAGCAATGTAGTCATTCTTAGTCACTGCACGATTCTGTGCAATATATGATTTTGGTGCATTAAATTTAATGCTACTAATATCTTCAGCGGCACTTCCACCTGCGGATATAGCTACTGTTGATACATTAGAAGTAGAACTAGAGAGCAAACTGCTCTTTAGTTTGAATGTCTGTAAAGAATTTGCAGCATCAGCATTGGTGGTGATATAGCTAATAATAACAATATTACCATCCTCTAGAGCACTACCAATAACACCATCACCAAAGTATATTTGATAATTTCCATTAGTTCCTTCTTGTAGGAAATATACATTTGATGTAGCATTAACTACAGTGCTATCAGTGGCTAATGTAAAGCGTGTTTGTAGAATGTTAGTCAGGGACTTCTGGACAATCACTTGAATTGTAGAAGTATCAATCCCAGCATCAACCAAATCAAATATTTGTTTAGAATTAGTAGCCCCATCCTGAATAAATGTCTTGACTGTTGGAGAACCTTCTTTGATAATTACATTATTGAAAGCAAAGGTATTACCACTTGCATTAGCTATGATATTATCAAGCGTTACGAAATTATAAGAAACTCCATCAAGAGAATCAGATGAGAAACTAGAAAAGCGCGGCATCGTCAGCAAAACTGTAGGATCACTATTAGCTTTGGTGATAGTTACATTAACAGTAGCTTGTGATGCAACAGAAGATAGTGGTGTATATCCTAAAGACTTAGCATGAGAAACAACAGACTGACGAAGAACTGCTGTATCCAAAAACATTTCATTGGCGACCATATTCAGATAGAAAGCATTATAATGGGTATTATATGCCAAAAGATCTAATATGATATTGATACCAGCACCTTCAAAATCAAAGTCTGAAAATTGAGACTGTGATTTCATGAAAGTTTTTAGACTTGACTTTAGTGAGTCGAAATCTATATTTGTTAAATTTACTTTGCTATTGGCTGACATTTTATCTTAGTCTCTCTAGAAAGACGGAAATGGTAATTGGTGTTGGTAGAGTCAATATAGAAAATTCTATCGTGACATCATACCCTGTTTCTTGAACATTGCTTTGAACATATACTCCCAACACAGTAGCTCTTGGTTCGAAATTCGCTATGGTAAGTCTAATTTCTTGAGCTATTAAATTTGACGTTATGTTATCAACTGGTTCAAAAAGTAGTTTACGAAGGTTGCCGCCGATCTCTGGGTGGAAAGGCTTTTCGTAATTATTGATCTGAACTAGATTAATAATAGCTTGCACAACAGCATTAGCACCTGTCTTTTTAACAAGATCTTTCGTTATCGGATGAGCTCTGAATGAAACATCAAAGTCTGAATATGTTCTGGTGGTTAAAGCCATTTTGTCTACTTATGGTTATGCTTGTGCTTATTTATGTTACGTCAAGAACAATGCTCGTTCATCTCGTCTGCGCGCTAACAAACT